ACCAAAATTGGTGTATCACCATCTGATATGCATTTAAATATATGTCCTGATGACACAAACGATGATGCAAAAAAATCACGCAAGTCCATTCCTACTCGCACTCTAAGTTTTCCATCTTCCTTATCTTCAAATGCAAGCGGAAAAGCCGATATATTCATATTAACTCCTGTAAGTATCTAACTCTTGTTGAATAATCTCTTTTTGTTGGTCAGGATATAAATCCTTGAATTCGATGAAGTCTGCTTCTTGGCAGCAAACTATTTTGTTTCCCTTGATTGTCAAACAATAAGGGCAGTAGTGGATGTCTGAAAAATGTTCAGAATACTGTACAAATACTGATTTCATGTGAGACTCTCGAAAGCCATTTCCCACAGAACATCACCCGCCAGATCGGTAAGTTTGTTTAACTCATCTTCTGTCAATCTTGTTCCATCCTCGTAACATCCATCTGAGAAGTAAGCATCAGAAAAGTCTGGATAATCTCCGCTAACCACTCCATCTACTTCTAGGTCTACAACCTTTTTTCCATTAAGAATTGGCATCATTTGCCCCTTGCTTTCAACATAGCGTCTGCCCATCGGTAGGCTACTGTTGAGCATCGCTCTGCAGGCTCGTTACCAAGAAACTCTGCGGCAGTAACCACTCGAAGAAGCTCAGGACTGGACACCATTCCTTGCATAGCCTTAGCCGCAAAGTAGTCACGCAAGGTCATTCCTGTACACGTTAAATCACCATGATTCCAAGGAAAGGCTGTTGGTACTTCTGTTTTCATATTCACTCCTGTAGGTTTATTAAAAGTGTCCGTTTTTGCAATTCGTCCCTGGTTGCTGAGATCAACCCACATTGGGCGCAAGTTTCGATGGCATTGCAACTGTTTAGCATGATGGACTTCACGCTTAAGGATGCCCAACACCCATAATATGCCACACCTTTTTAGCCTTTTACATAGGGGTTTTCCCTACTTCCACAAAGTTTTTTCTATGCTAATCTAAAAAGACTTGTCCTATTAGTAAATAGCCCTTCCTACTCTTCCTTCCTCTTATGAAAACTGAAATACTTGAACAAAGATGCTCTGAAGCCTTGTGTGGGTACGCCCAAACAATGGCAGGCGCTTATACAACCGAACCAGAGGACTTTGATGCGGCTGTAACAGCTTTGCTTGCCAGAACGCTAGAACTTCATCTAAACCGACCAATTAACCTAGAGAACCTATACAAATGACACAAGAATCAGTTATTCAAGCATTGCAGAATGGATCGCTTACTTCTTATCAAATAGAAGACCTTACTGGCATCCCTAGATTGCATATCGTGGCTGCTTGCAAACATCTGCACCATAAGAAAAGAATCACTGTTGAAAAGATAAAGTTGGGTAGGTCATGGGTTTGTCGGTACACCCTAGAACCCCACATGATTGACGTTAAACCAGTAGAAGAGACTCGTGATCTGCTAACCCCGTTTGACATCAGAAATGCTAAAGGAATCTTTTCTAAGTCTGAGTATGCTTCTATGAACTCACAAGCTAAACGATTGCTTGGCAAACAAACAACAAATGAAATCACAAATAATCAATTTATTTGAAAAAACTTCTTGACACTTCTTTGTTTTGTGTATAATCCAAATCGTCTGAGTGGCATCAGGCGATGAATCAATTGAAAACCCCATAGATTTCTGTGTGGTCTTGCCAGACAACTGGCGTACTTTTGATTGATTCAATCGTCCGTTGTTGCTCTCGCCAAGAGCCAAGACCACAGAGTGATTTATGGGGTTTTTGCTTTTGGGGACTGATTGGATTGCAGACCAAAGTTCGTTGCAAATAAAGTAGGACTCAGAACCTAGCCATAAGAGACTGGACACAGGTAGACCGCTCGTAAGGCCGCCGTAACTGTGTTGAGAGGCTACGGGGGAACTGTCCCAAGCCAAGCCCACATGAGTGACCCGAAAGGGATGCAGGAACGGGCAGACAGGACGCTCTGAGGCGTGTAATCCTGCAAGCTATGCAATCAGTAAGGTATAGCCCAATGTATGTCCCAGACTTGTCTGAAACTAGCATAGGTACTCACTAATCTTGTTAACTCAGGATTAGGTGAGTATTTGCCAATTCGAACCCGACTGAACTGAACTAGCATATACAGGGAAATGTATGAACTACTTGGTTAACCCGAACAAACCTTCCTCTCGTGCTCACATTTGGGATGATGGCGACACCTTCTGCAAGATGTATTTAACTGGTGGCATGAGAAAGAAAAAATACAGGGTTTATCCTGATTCACAGGACAGGGAAATTTGTTTAATGTGTGGGAATGTTTGGAAACAAATACACACTTATAAGGATGAACATGGACAACTTTGAGAAGTTTTGGGCAACATGGCCTAAGTCATTTAGAAAAGGCGGTAAGTCTGCTTGCTTGGTTAAGTGGAAGAAGTTTTACTGTGAAACCTGTGCAGACCAGATCATCAAGCACATAGAGTGGATGAAAACAACCGATGCTTGGAGAAAAGACGATGGAGCTTTTATCCCCGCACCTTTGGTCTATCTGAACCAACAAAGATGGGATGGGGCTGAGATTCCAGAAGGCTTCGGGATCAAAGTTGAAGCGCAAATTGATCCTGCCCTTGCCAAGATTGATGCTGACAGAAAAAAAGCCGTACCTATGCCTGAACACATCCGACAGGCTATGGCTCAATTAAGGAATAAATCGTGAGCCACTATGACGCAATGAGACTGTTGGACAAAGTGCGTGAAGGCGTACCCTATTCAAGAAAATTAATTGATATGGCGTTAAGGTTAACTGGCGACCTTGAAGACGAGTAGTGCTAAAATTTTCTGTGGCTACCTTTAGCGGGGGAAAAGTGGATTGAATCACCACCTGCCACACCTTTTACATGATTCGCAACATGAGAGATTCATCATGGAACTAACACAAAAAGAACTGCATGACATTTTCACATACCATGAAGATGGCTACCTTGTTTGGAAATTAAGAACTAAAACAGCAAAACTTCGTTCGCTTGAAGGAAAAATTGCAGGAACAATTCGACCAAGGGATTCTTATACACAAATAGCTATTAACAAGAAAAAATATCAAGCGCATAGGTTAATTTGGATTTGGCATTACGGAAAAATAAAAAAACAGGAAATTGACCATATTGATGGAAATCCAAAAAATAACAGAATTGAAAATCTAAGAGAAGCAACTTACATCGAAAACAAAAAAAATCTTAAGATGTATAAAACAAACACAAGCGGGTACGCTGGAATTTCTTTTGATAAAAGCAGAAAAAAATGGTTTGTTAGTATTTCAATAAACAACAAATTAAAAAATATAGGCAGATTTGAAAAAATAGAAGATGCCATAAATGCAAGAAAAATTGCAGAAGAAAACCATTTTGGTGCTTGGGCTAGAAAACCCTATCCACTTCACCTGATAAACCAAGCCTTAGAGCTTACTGGCGACCTAGAGTAAACCCCTATGGCGTATTCGAGGAAAACAATATCCAATGAAGGAGACAGAGTTATTTTGGAGAAAGCCGAAGCAAGGGAGATATACCGAACTTGGCAATCCCTGAGAGACAATGATTTTGTTCGTGCCAGGCTTGAGAGGTGTGAACGAATCTATGGCATTGGATCAAGGGATCGAATCCGTTTTTATATGCGTCAAATGAAAGAAGGACAAATTGAATGAGTTGGCTTTATTCGCAGGTGCTGGTGGAGGAATACTTGGGGGACACCTCCTTGGTTGGAGAACAGTCTGTGCAGTCGAGTGGGAGCAGTACCCCGCAAGCGTACTGTGCGCCCGACAAAATGACGGGCTTCTCCCGCCTTTCCCGATTTGGGATGACGTTCAAACCTTTAGAGGAGAACCTTGGAGAGGAATTGTTGACGTTGTATCTGGCGGCTTTCCATGCACCGACATTTCCGCAGCAGGAAAAGGGGCAGGAATTGATGGAGAAGCCTCTGGAATGTGGCGAGAAATGGCGAGGATCATTCACGAAGTACGACCCAGATACGTCTTTGTGGAAAACTCACCAATGCTCACTTCTAGGGGACTTGGAAGAGTTCTCGGAGACCTGGCCGCAATGGGGTTTGATGCGAAATGGGGAGTGTTGGGAGCAGCGGACGTTGGAGCGCCACATCAGAGGGACAGGATATGGATTGTCGCCAAATGGCGTGGACATCTTCCACACGCCCAACACGACAGGATTAGATGGTGGGAGCAACAGCAGGAAAGCCTTAAAACAACGCATCGAGAAATGGCCAACCCCGACTTCATCGGATTGGATGAATCCAAAACAAAACGGGATCGAACTCAAGAACAACAGGTTTGTCAGAACGAGTTTGACTACGGGAGTGAAGTTTGGAGCGAAGCTATCGGATGCGGTCAATTTGGAGATGAAAAGGAAGTGGCCAACTCCGCAAGTATCGGATTCCAAAGACAGGGGGAATTTGAGCAACCCATCAATTCAAAGACGTATAGAGATTGGGAAGCAAGTCAATCTGCAAATGTGCGTGAGTCAAACTTCTGGGCAACTGAGTCCAATATTTGTCGAGTGGTTAATGGGATGGCCTCAAGGGTGGACAGAATTAAAGCCCTCGGAAATGGGCAAGTCCCCTTGTGTGCAGCTACCGCATGGAGAATCCTAAAATGACATTCCAAGTTTTTTTTACGATCTATGGTGAACCCGTAGCCAAGGGCAGACCTAAGTTTGCCAGACGAGGTAACTTTGTCCATGCGTACACCCCTTTGAAGACAAAAACATATGAGGATGAAGTTCACTACATGGCGGCTTGTGCAATGGGCACATCTAAGCCATTGGAAGGGGCTGTGGAAGCGTATATCTACATCACCCATGCTATTCCAGTGTCATACAGTAAAAAGCGCAGATTAGCGTGTTTATCTGGAGAGGAAAAACACCTAAAGAAGCCCGATTTGGACAACACCGCAAAAGCCGTGATTGATGGAATGTCAGGGGTGGTAATGAAAGATGATTCGCAGATAACAAGTCTGCACATTACCAAGGTTTACGGGGAAATTGGCAAGGTTGAGGTTTTGGTTCGAGAGGCGTTAGGGTAAGTCCCTATTCAAAACATTCCACAAAAGGAATAACATTTAATTTTTAACAGGAGTCCAGAATGGAAAAAACTTGGGAATTTGACACAACAATCGGTCAAGGTAGCGAAGTAGTGACAGTAGTCTATGAATACGAAATAGACGAGGACAAATCCACGTTCAACGAGTCTGTGAAGGAAGTCTGGTACTCAGGGCGTGACATTGTTGGGTGTATGTCAGAAGAGGCTTATAAAGAACTGGACATGGAGGCGGCAATGCGTTTTCAGCATCACAAACTGAACTATAAGCAAACATCAGACATCGAACCATGAGAAAGCAGACCAAGCGCAAGGTCTGGGCATTGATTGACCCGATTACTCATGCGGTAGTCGGTGCTTCAATCACTCAAAGGGATAAGTTGGACAAGCTCAGAATGATGGAATACTCAGCCCTAGAAGCCATGACCAAGGGACAAGGGACAATCCACGATTGGCGCACACTAGTTGACGTTTTAAACCTAAGTGAGACTATTGCCAGACACGGGATTGGAAAAGATGAAGTCCTCCCTGTTTGCCAAAAAGCCCAAGATGCCCTACATCAAGCCTCCGAACGCTATCAAAACACAAGAAAAATGGGTTTGTCGGGTGAGGGAATCCAAGCCGTGAGAGACTTAATCGAATATGCTGATTTGCAACAATCAAGCATTTCAAGGTCAGATTTTGAGAAATACATTCAAAAGACCAAAGACTACATCAGATCAAACGGAAACCTAGTGGTGGAAATAACATGACTAAAGACGAAGTTTACAAAATGGCACAAAAGGCTAGGTTTTATGTCGAAAGAAATGAAGTTTATAGCCCATCCAATCAAGCAGATCACGAGTTAACCGAATACTTAGAACGCTTTGCTATCTTAGTTGCTAAACAACAAAGAGAGGAGGATGCAAAACTGGTGGAAAGCATGACCCTAGAGTGGCCCGATCAACCAGAATTTGCCCAAGTAGAAAGAACAACTATTCAAGATTGCGCCAAAATTATCCGACAAAGGGTCGTTACTTATGATTGAACAAAAGAAAGACGCACCAGGCAACCCGCCATATTGGGTATGCACTAACTGCAAATGGGCTTTTCAGGCTTTGCAAGAGGCTAACGAGCATGGCAGGAGATGCGGTAGAGATAACCCAGCCCCTACATACCGACACTATGAACGGGAGATAACATGAACGAGCCAACACTTGCAATAGAGTTCATCATAAAAACAGCCCCACTTTACGCCAAGGCTAAGTCTGATCGTATGTATTTAGAGGAATTTAGACGATCAAAACACGCACAACTAAAAAGCCTTGCTGGTACTGAAGTACTGGGAAAGCAGGACACATTCGCTTATGCACACCCCGAATATGTAGAGATACTCGAAGGAATCAGGGCAGCAGTGGAAATTGAGGAACGTTATCGCTGGCTAATGACGGCAGCCCAAGCCAAGGTCGAGTGCTGGAGAACCGCCCAATATTCAGCCCGTATAGAGCAAAAAGCAACCCAGTAATGCAAAGCAAAAACA